AGTATCTTGTTATGCCCCTTGGCATCCTGTCTTACATCAGGAAGTGGAGCCTTAATCTCACAGACGTACTCGCCTGCAGGAACCTCTACACGCTCACGTGTGTTCTCTGCTTCCAGAGTTGCCTGTACATCTTCTATTGAGAAGTCTGTATTTGCTGTGTCAAACATACTTATCCTTTGTTCTGAGTTTCTGAGTTAGGTTTTTTCCCATCCCAAAAGCTGTCAATCAGCTTGCGGTACTCATTCCAGTCTGCTGGAATTTCGGGAGGTAAATCGAACCGATTCTTGGCATCAACGCCCATAGAACCACTTGTGTACAGGAACCTATTACCGGACTGAATTGCCCTGCTATCTTTCCTGTTAAATCCAGAGTCGATCTTCTTGACTATGGTCTCAAACGCCACAAATAAAATTACATCTGCCCACTCCATTATATCAGCAGACAGGGATTTGTGGAGCTTTAAAATAAAGGAGTCATACGGCTCCATTGTTGGCTTGTTAATTGTCCGTATCTGCGTATGACAGATAAGGATTGGCTGGATGTCCTGAGTATCCCTTAAATAATTAAGACCACTCAGCATTTTAGCGACCTCGCCACGAGCATATGCGTAGCCCTTTCCGTACCCTAATGACTCAATATGCGACTGTTTGTGGTCAACACATACCTTACCCTGAGCTAAAGTTTCCAGCTTATCAACGGAGTCTACAATGATCCGCTTTATGCCAGTCTTTTCACCTGCAAGTTCACGTAAGGCTCCCATGACGGAGTCCCACTTCTCAGCGTTCTCCTTCACATCACCTGTAGGTACACAGTCATGTATCAGGTTGATCCCTGTCTTGTGAAAGACATTCTCACCACCGTCATCTGCGTTGATGACAAATACAGGTTCTTTTGCTGTGTGGGAGGAACATGCAAAGGTTGTTTTGCCAGCACCTGTTTCCCCCTCGACAACCAATTTTTCAGGCTTTCTCATGACCTCTCTTTTATATTTTTCAAGCATTACTTCCTTTGCTTAAAAGATTAGTGATTGATACCTCATCCTCCTTCCACATACGCCACTTGAATTTCTTCCAGAGGTTTAGCAACTTAGCTAATGTCTCCTTGATCTCTGGTTCAAACACACGCTTAGTACACATGGAACAGAATAGGTGGTTAGTTCTGCTCTTGCAATTGGACATCCACCAGACAGTGTCTTGGTCTAGTTCCCCACAAAAGCAAGGAAGATTACCGTTGTCTCCCTTCTTATAGCCAAGTTCTTTGAACCTCGCCATAATCTGTTTGTCCCTCTTCAAATTGTTTCTACTCTCTTCGCTTCTCGTAGTCCCTAAAGGATTCTTCCTCAAGGATTTCTTGTAGTTGTCCGATTGTTGAGAGGGCTGTGAATAATATAAGTCTGGTTTCGCCATAGCTTTCATCCTTCAATGCCTTAAGAGCTATCGTTAAATGCTGTTCGGTAATATATAATAATTTTAGTAAGTTATGATTCATTTTATCTTATCTAACAAGGCATCCACACCAATGAAATTTTCATAATGACAACGGTCATACACATCACACCACATGTTAGAACATAATGCATGGCTCCTGTTAAGAGGCCAGTAGTCTTTATCCACCCTGTCATTTAACTCAGTCAGCATTTTATATGCCATGTATAAGTCCTCCGCTGTTAGCTCCGTCTTTAGGAATACAGGAGGTTGGTTGGGTATGATGAGATGATTCTCAAATGCTGGTATGTCCACCAGTTTTCTCTGTTTCATTAATACTAATGCATAAAGTGCGCCCTGCATGACCCATTCCTTCTTCGCCTTCTTCGCAGGTTTAGATTGTCGCTTAATATCTATGATAAGGGGCAAATTATTCCGCTCGGCAACAATGTCCATGTAGCCAGTAGTTACTCTGGTATGTCCATCAAAGATGATGTTGAAATAATACTGAGTCTCTAACGGTTTGTAGTTGATCCAACTCATGTACCCCTCTACCGCAGAAACATGTTCGTCTAACGTGCCTGCCAGTTTAGAAAAATCTTCGTAGGACATGGATGGTTCCATATCACTTAATGACTTCTCCATTGACTTACGTATGTTGCAGGCTTCTACGCCTGTCATAAGGTTCTTTAACCCTGCCTCATATCCAGCATCTACCATAGTACCTGCGCCGGAATAGAAGTTATAGCGGAACTCTGCTCCACCTAGTTTCTTGTACCATAACTGCTTCGCACAGAAGTTAGTGCTACTGGAATGACTTAGTCTTATGTCTGGATGTATCATTAGTTTATATGAGTTGAGGTTGACTGGTTGTTATCATGGAAGTTCTCATCTAGTGCTTCCTGCTCCATAGATAATAAATCATATGATGTAATCTCAAATAGAATCTGATTACTCGTCAACCACATAATGACGGATTCACGCCCAATCCAACGGACATGGAATTGTCTGTAGTGTCTGCCCTCTTTTTGGGTCGAATTAGCTGAATGTTTCTCTGTCCCATAGCCGGATGCTTGAATCCAGTAGGAATCGGGATGGAAGTTGGCTTGTTTATCAGCCTGCCACAGCATATCTCCTACTGTTGCTAAGTCAAGGTCTCCTGACTGATATAGTCTCACGATCATGTTGTCTCCAATTTTTAAGTTAGCATTATCTCATAGCAGAAACGTAATTGCAACTACTATTATTTATGTGACTCTAAATATTCTACTGCCCTCCCTAATAAGGTTATATCATCCTTGAAATGACCTAAGCCTATGTTACAGTTTTGACAGAGTAACCCCCTAATCTTACCTGTATCATGGCAGTGGTCTACACTCAATGAGCGTACTTCGCCAGATGATGTTTTATGATTCTGTTTATTACACAGGAGACAAGTACCTTCTTGTACCTCTAACATCTCGTCATACTCCTGTTTAGTTATGCCGAAATTTCTAAATAAATTATACTCTACACGATATTCTTTCTTTTCATTAGTAGAGTTTCTATCCTTAATACACCTCTTACAGATGGAAATTCGTGCTTGGAGACCACTCCTCTTATTGATAATATTTTTTAGATAGAACTGTGAGCGAGGTTGCTCAATTTTACACTTAGAACAGGTGTGGTGGATTTCTCCATTAATTATATTTACTGCGTGACTGCCCATGACTTCCCCTAGATGACTCATGTAGTTTACGGAGGTTCTCAAGGTGTGTCTTGTGAGAACGTCTCGCCCAAACCTGTTCTCTACCCCTCGCCTTATCTTTGGCGTATAATTTCTGTAACTCAGAATTGCTTAATTTTTCCAGTTCTTTCATCATATAACTCCTTGAATAAGCCTCGACTGTATACACTCTTACCTGAAGATAATAGTTCTGCACCTATATCATGAATCTGCTCAAGATCGTAAATCCACTCCCTTAGACAGTCCACTTGAAGCATTAGGTCGTTCTCCATGAAATCAGTTGAAGGCTTTAACGTACCTACGCCTGTGTCTGGATCGTACATTAATGCTATTCCTAATCTTTTTGCTGGCATGTGTCTCCTTTTTGGAATTGGTAGTATATCCATTATTTTTCTTGTGAGCCGGAAAGCAGGACAACTGCGAGAGAGTCTCCTACTTCCCTGTCTTTTAATCCTACTCGGATGGTAATTTCCTGTGACAACTTGAGTATTCACCACTACCCAATCTTCGCATCGCACGTAAGTAGGTCGCCAGTAGCGCATCAGAACTCTACCCTATTACTGTATCGTAATAGCCAAAGTTTAATTTAGGCACCACACCTTCCGGCTACTGGTCGGCTTTTTATCTTTTATTAAGTATGCCTTCTTTTATCAGACCTGTCAAAGTTAAGCTCTTGTTCTGGTTTAATATCACAGGATATCGGTACATTATCTTCGTTATAGAACCACTCACCCCTATCCTCTATATGGAATTTTAATCTAATTGGTTTAATGACTTCTCTATGTTTTAAATGCATTTTCTGTTCCCTTTATACTACTTGGTTTAAAAAAACTGGGGAGTCCTCACCCATGCCTGACCCTTTTATATTATATTCCAAATGTTCCTCGGCTTCATCTCTGGTCATGCCCATCTTGTTTTCCAACATGAGAATTATCTCTAACTCATCATAACACAAAACGTATAAATTTATACGTTCAACTGTTCCCTTAATACAGGGATCAAAGTCCTC